GTGTTCCCCATGTACCGCGACCGGATTCATTCGAGCCCCACTCCTCTTCTTCCAGTTCCAAATTTAGCGCTGATGGTCGGTGCGGACTTTGGTCTGACTCCTGCTGCGATGATCGGGCAAAAGCTCGCAAATGGCCGCTGGCTTGTTTTAGCGGAACTCGTGACGGACAATTGTGGGATTATCCGCTTCGCTGAAATGCTCTCCGCGTTTGTCAGTTCCAAGTTTCCTGATCATATCGTCGGAGGCGCGTTCGGTGATCCCGCTGGCATGGCGAGAATGGGCGAAACGGAGAGAACCGCAATTGAGATCATGTCCGAACACACAGGGTGGCATTGGAAGCCTGCTCCGACGAATGACCCTGTCATGCGAGAAGAAGTGGTCATCGCGGGTCTGAATCGTCTGATCGATGGAGAGCCCGGCATTTTAGTCTCACCCGACTGCAAATATATCCGGAAAGCGCTGGCGGGAGGGTACCACTACAAGCCCATCAAGACCGGCAATAATCAGCAGTTTCATTCCGCTCCCGCCAAGAACGAGTACAGCCATCCTGCCGAAGCCTTTGAGTATTTGCTGCTAGGCGGTGGAGAAATGAACGTCGTGATGAATCGCGTGAAGCGCAATCAGACGAAGGGGCCTCAGATGTGCCGGGACTTGGATTATTCTGTTTACGGGGATTGACTCTTGATTTTTGCTAGAGTCTCGCCGATGCTAAACGAGACCCATGGTAAATACAAACGAAAAAGAAGATTTCAGTTTAGGTTCGGTATTTGAGGGAATTGGAGCGGGCCTAGGAATTATCGCCACGGGGGGAACAAGTTTAGTAGGTGACGCTGTGGGTGCCTTGGGGGGTGCAACAGCTGCAGGGGCTTTAACGAGTGCCACGCCTTCCACCCCCGCAATTCCTGCTCCTGTAGCCCCTCCCACGCCTCCAACGACGGCTGCTCCTGCAGTCACTGAAGCGGAAACGAATGAAGACGAAACAGGTGAGCACGGACAGGCCGCGAATATTTTAGCAGGCGGAATGTACCAAGCTCCACCTCAGCTCGCGAGAAACATCCTGCTTGGGAATTAAATGCTGACTGGCAATTCTTCCGGCATGCTCGGGGTTCCACCCTCGCCTTCGTTCCCTCGTCCACGCAAAGACATTTTAAAATCTGTCACAGGGGAGGACAAAGCGCAGCGCGTGATCCGAGAATTCGGGGTGGCGATGTCGCTCCGGGGGATTTTTGAGGGCCATTGGCAGCAAATAGCGGAAAGAATTTGGACCGGCATGAGCTGGAAATTCAATCCGTACTGGTATTCGAGCCCCGGTCAGCAAAAGACAGAATACGTTTTTGACTCGACAGCGGCGATGGCGCTGAATCGCTTTGGTGCCATTCTGGACTCCCTGCTCACTCCGCGAAACAGTACGTGGCACGGCATGCAAGCCAGTGACAGTAGGATGAACAAAAAGCGAGAAGTGCGTCTGTGGTTTGAAGAAGTGCGCGACATTCTTTTCCACTATCGCTATTTACCACAAGCCAATTTCGCTTCCCAGAATCAGCAGAACTACAAAGGCGTGGGGGCGTTCGGGACGGGTTGCCTTTTCATCGACCCTCTCTCGCAGATGAAAGGGCTTCGCTATAAAGCAATTTCTCTTGGGGAAGTTTACTTCGTAGAAAATCATCAGGGGATCATCGACAAGGCGTTTCGCCACTTCGAACTCACCGCGCGGCAAGCCATTCAGAAATGGGGCAACGAAGCTCCGGATCAAGCGTTTAGCTACATGGAAACTTCGCCTGAAACGGCGATGCAGTTTATCCATGAAGTGAGACCCAACGAAGAACGCGACCCTGATCGAAAAGATTTTCGTGGGATGAAGTTCGAATCCACTTACGTTTCTAAGCAAGACGCGAAAGTGATGGAAGAAGGCGGTTACAACGTTTTCCCCTACGCGATCTCTCGCTATGAGCAATATCCCGGAGAAGTTTATGGCCGCTCGGTTGCCATGGACCTTTTGCCCGCGATCAAAACTTTGAACGAAGAAAAGAAAACGATGCTGAAGCAGGGGCATCGCTCCACGGATCCCGTCCTCCTTTCTCACGACGACGGCGTTCTGGACGGCTTCTCGATGAAGCCCGGCGTTCTCAATGCGGGAGGCGTGACAGCGGACGGAAAGCTTCTTGTTCACGCGTTGCCCACTGGAAATGTGCAGGCCGGGAAAGAGATGATGGATGATGAGCGTACGCTCATCAACGACGGCTTTCTCGTATCCCTTTTCCAGATTCTTACCGAGTCCCCGCAGATGACCGCAACTGAAGTGTTGGAGCGGACTCGCGAGAAAGGCATATTGCTGGCTCCAACTGTCGGTCGGCAGCAATCCGAATACTTGGGACCCATGATCGACCGTGAAATTGACATCCTAGCTAGGCAGGGTCTTCTGCCCCCCATGCCCGCCTCTCTGAAAGAAGCGCAGGGCGAATACAAGATTACTTACGATTCTCCACTCTCGCGAGCACAGCGGGCTGAAGAGGCTTCGGGTGTCATGCGCACGGTTCAGTCCGTGATTGAAGTGGTACAAGCCACTCAAGACCCGAAGCCTCTATTTTATTTTAATTGGGATAAGATCGTTCCTGCGATGGCGGATATCCAGGGCGTTCCTCTCCACTGGATGAACGATCAGGCGACCGTTCTTCAGCTCTCACAAGCGCATCAGAAAATGATGCAACAACAGCAGCAAGCACAGGCGATGCCGGGACAAGCGGCAATGATCAATGCGGGAGCAAAAGCTCACACGGCATTGAAAGGACAGTAAGGCGGATCGTTGACAGAATTAGCGGAAGAAACGGAAGACGAGAGAAATGCTCGTCTTCAAAAAGCGTTCATGGGGAAGCGGGATGTTGTCTTCAACCGTCAGCGGATTTATCGCGAAGTATTCAAGAAAGACTCTTTACCCGTGCAAGCTGTACTGAAAGACTTGGCAAAGTTTTGTCGTGCGCATACGACGACGTTCCACATGGACGCCCGGGCGCACGCTCTTGCGGAAGGTAGGCGGGAAGTTTGGCTAAGGATAGCCAATCACTTAGAACTGACTTCAGAAGAACTCTGGAGTTTGGTCAGATGAAAGGCGGGAGAGAATGAGTGGAGCAGCAGCGGCAGGTGCAGCGGTTGGTGGAGGTCAGGCGGCGGGTGGAGGAGCTTCGGCAGGAGGCGCTCCGGCAGGGGGTGCAGCTTCCGGTGCGAGTGCAGGAGCAGCTCCTGCTCAGGGAGCTGGCAGTGCTCCGGGACTTTCTACGAATACAGCAGCCCCCTCTCACAATGGGGCAGGCGCTACTGCCACAGACTGGACAAGCGGTCTGCCTCAAGACCTCCAAGGCTACGCCCAAAACAAGGGCTGGAAAGATGTGGGTCAGCTTACTGACAGCTATCGGAATCTGGAAAAGCTAGCAGGTGCTCCTCGTGAGCAGCTCATGGTTATCCCCAGAACCGACGACGCTGAAGCGATGGGGAAAATGTATGAACGCCTGGGCCGCCCTGCCACTCCGGACAAATATGGTCTTGAGACTCCAAAAGATCTCGGTAACCCGGAATTTACGAAATGGGCAGCAGGGGAGTTCCATAAAGCGGGCTTATCGGATGCGCAGGCAAAAGCGATTTTGAATGGTTGGCATGCACGTTTAGGGGAGACGCGGGCAGCGAGAACCGCCACAGAAGCCGCAAAGCAGGTAGGCGAAGTGGATGCGCTTAAAAAAGAATGGGGCGCTGCTTACGATCAAGAGCGCGCGGTTGCGCAAGCGGGAGCTCGAGAGTTCGGAATTGACCTTCCGACGATCGATTCTTTGGAAAAATCGATGGGAACGCTCAAGACGCTAAAATTATTAAATGCGATCGGGAAGCGTATTGGCGAAGCGAAATTCCACGGGGGGAGCCAGGTCGCGGACCCCACTCACGGGCCCATGACTCCTGCGCAAGCCAAGGAACAGATTAAGAATTTGCAATCAGACAACGCCTTTATCAAAAAATATCATGAGGGGGATCAGGCCTCCAGATCCACAATGGAGCGCCTGCATAAATATGCGTTTCCGGAAGCGGGCTGAAAATTAAAGTTGCATTCGGCTGAGACCGATGTAGTTTTTGTAAGGGACATAAATGGTTTCGTCGATTCACAAGCTTCTCTGAAAAAGAGATTCCGAATCAAAAAACGAAACCTCCCCAATCCTGGGATTGGATAGAAGTCGGCCCTTAGTTTAGACGAAAGTCTGGCGAGATAAGCCCTTCGAAAATTAAATAAATTTTTCGCAGGGGCAAAAATGGCCGATAATATTCCAACGTACTACGTTCACCAATACTCCACCAATCTGCAGCTCATGCTCCAGCAGCGCGGTTCACGGCTCAGGGACGCCGTGATGAGTGGATCACATGTGGGAACGCAGGCCTCCCCGGTGGATCAAGTGTTTCCGATCACGGCTAACAAGGTTGTTTCTCGGTTCGCAGCGATGCCCCGAGTAGACGCCCTGACCGATAGGCGCTGGGCCTTTCCGGTGGACTACGATCTCCCTCAGTTGATCGACTCGTTCGATAAGCTGCGTTTGATCACGGACCCGTCTTCGCACTTTGTGCAAAACGGGGTCTATGCGTTGGGCCGCGCTATCGACACTGAAATTCTGAACGCTTTTTTCGGCACGGCTAAAAACGGTGTTGAAGGCGCGGGGTCTGAGACCTTCCTCACGAACCTGACAACCAATTCCACTCCGGGTCAGGTCGTGAGCGTGCTTCAAGGCTCGTCCGCTGCTTCAAACCTCACGGTTGCGAAACTCAGGGAAGCCAAGCGGCAACTGATGGCGAACGAAGTTGACCTTGATTTCGATCCCCTCTACTGCGCGATCACTTCTAAAGAGCATGACAACCTGCTCGCTGAAACTCAGATCATTGATGCTGATTACAACGGCGGCGCGCCGGTCATGGAAGAAGGACGAATCCGGCGGTTCTTAGGAATCAATTTCATTCATACGGAACTCGTCTCTCTCTTAGCGGGAACGGACGACAACTCGACTGCGGGTGGATCGAACGCGATTCCTCTCTGGGCGAAGTCCGGCATGTATGTCGGAATGTGGAATGACATTATGACTGATCTTTCGCAGCGGAAAGATTTGCAAGGCCTCCCGTGGCAGGCGTACTGCAAAGGCACTTTCGGCGCAACACGCGTAGATGAAAAGCGCG